GAGGGCGTCATACTTGTCTTTACCGAGACTTCCGTTTTCCATCTGCTGCTTGGCCTGGACCTGGGCATTCTTTAATCCTTCGAGCTTCTCTTTCGTCGCATCGATGGATGATTTCAGCAGCTTCTGCTTCTGGGTAAGGAGCGTGGTGTTCTTCGGGTCAAGTTTCAGGAGCTTGTTTACATCCTTGAGGGAGGACTGCGTGCTTCGAATCGTGGTGTTCACCGACTTTAATGCTTTTTCAAGACCGGTGGTATCACCTCCGATCTCTACGGTTATTCCTTTGATCCTGCTCGCCATTGATTTTCACCTCCTTTTGGGCAAAAGAAAAGCACCTCCGAAGAGATGCTTTAAACCCATAATGATGTTAGTCCATACGTTCCCACCTTGGGTGGTGCTTACCATCCGGACTACTAACACATTTACCACTAGGCATTGGTGGATTCATGGAAGGAGCTCCGCTGTAATCCAGTCTTCTTTGTCCAGCGGGATTAGATTTCCCACAAAAGATACAAACACTTTTCCATAAGATTTGATTTGCCATTACTACCCTTCTTTCCTAAATAACACGAAATATTTTCAATTTCATGGTACCCCCCCCCGGGTATTCTGTCAAGAGTAATTTTCATACTATTCCATTCTCTTATCTATTGGGTACCTAAAACCGGTCAAAATCTTCCTGTGTTGCAAGCCTCCTATACTTCACATCGTCATTTGCTTTCTCTGTCCAGATATCAAGGACCAGGCCGATGGAAAGAAGGTCTAAGTCGCGGATGGAGATTCCAATTTCTGTGCAGCGCAGAAGAAAAAGCGGGGTGGTCATTTCCCGCTCACTTCTGCACGTCCTTTTTTTGCCTGCACATCTGTCACAAGGTTGCTTCCCCAAAGCTCTAAGATTTCTGGGAGAACTTGATAGATCGAAAACATCTCAAACTGGTCCAGCCATTCGTCGATGGTCTTTGGAATCGTCGGATCCGCATGATAAGCCATGATGTAGGCGACATTTTCAAAAATCTCAAGGTCGTCAATCTCAAGATCTTCAGAATCCTGCGCTTTGTTTCGGTAAGATTTCTCCAGTTTTGCAAGGTCCTTAAAGATGTCCCGCTTGAATTTGAGCCGGTAAATACGTGGAATTGCAGCAGACGAGCGGAACGTGACCGGTTTTCCGCTGATCTCGATTGTCTTTTCAAGCATATCCAGCCTCCTTTACTTTCCGATTGTCGACGTCGATGATGAAGCCGTACCAGTGGATGCAGCCGTCTCCGTCGGCAGGTAGACGGCCTTGTACCAGTTGTCGTATGCAGCCGCATCCGTAGTGTCTCCTGATCTTGCCTTCACCAGTCCATCAGAGCGTGGATCTGCGGTGATGGAAAGTTTCTCTGTGCCAGGCTCGATGGTGTCTTCCTTGGTTTCCGACTCAAGAGACGGTCTTGATGCCGTGCAGTAGTAGAGCACGTGACGGATAGAACGGATGTCTCCGTCAAACTCAAAGAGCAGGGCGAACTTCACCGTGTCGCTAAGGCCGCTCTTTTCTACCAGCACACCTTTATCATCGAGCACTTCTTGCAGAATCTCTGTCCGAAACCACTCCGGGATCAGGGCGATCTCAAGATCACCAGAGTATCCGTTGTTTGTGATGGAGCGGAAGTAGACGATGCCGTCTGCGTAGAAAGCTTTTGTTTCACCTTCAGCATCAAGACTTATCGATACGGCACCTGGGATCGGCTTTGGCGTATCATAGGTGAAGGTGGTGACGCCGTCCTTCACGGTTTCCGTCAGCTTCGCTGCGTAGACATTTTTCAGATTGTATTTGACTTTGTTTCCCATAGGGCTTGATCCTCCATTTCAAAAATGTAGAGCACCTCGTAAAGCTGCTCGGTTTCAATCCAGACTTCAGACTTGCTGTAAAAGATCCCCGCATTGTCTAATGCGTCCTCGACTTTCTTTTCCGCAGCCGGGTCTTTCCGGTCCGTGTACAGCTCGAGGTGAACTTCACTGACCTTAAGGTATGCGCATCCGTCTGCGGAGAAGTGGTCGCTCTGCGCATTAAGCCAGCAGAGAAACGGCGGATCCGGGGAGTCTCCCTCGGCAAAGTGATCATAGGCAAAGGGGATTTCTGTTTTTTCTAATAGCGAAACGAGCTTACTCATGTTCAATTCCCTTTCTGACCATACGTTCTAGCTGTTTTTCTCCCCGCTCTTCAGCTGGAGCAATATGAGGCTGCGCAGCGACTCTTCCTCCGCCCCGCTTGGCGTGGCCATGCTCTAATAGATGCGCGATCTGGTATCGATTTCTCGAGTAAACCGTAACCTGGAGTGAATCAGAGGTTTCCTTTGTCGTTTTAACAGACCAGCTCTTCGCGTAGGCACCGGTTCTTCTTGGAGCAGAAGATGAGATATCCTTTCGGACAGCTTTTCCGGTTTTCTTAACGGCATCCTTTACGGATTCTGAAGTCGACTGCGCGTATTCCTTTAACTCCCGGTTGATCGCATCCGCTAGGCCGTCAATGCTTACTTTCTGGCTCATGACGCATTCCTCCTGCAGTGAAGCTTGATCGCTTTCTTTTTAAAGTTCATATGGTCAATTCCTTCGATGCCGTAGACAGCTTCCCGGAAGATGACCCGGTATCCTTTGGAGCTTATTGCAGCCATTTCCTTGCACCAGCGAACCGTAAAGTCGATCATGCTTTCATCCCATGTGGCTCCTGCTGCAGTTGCTTCTTTTGGTGATTCTGAGCTGATCGTTGCATAGCAGGAAAAGTAATCCTTCCAGGTGCTGATGCGGTTTCCAATGGCATCAGAAGAAGCTTCAGATTTCTGGATCAGGATCCGCTCATTTAGAAGTGAAATCTTCATCAGAATTCCTCCTTTCGGACGCCAAGAAGAAGCGCACGAAGAGTTTGGTTTAACCCCTCGTGGTCTGCTTCTTCCCGGTGTTCATAGAGGTAAGCAACAGTATAAAGCACGGCAATCCGGATCTGCGTTCTGACCTTCTCTTCACTTCCCTCCCATTCCTCGTCTGAAAGACGGGAGATGTTCCGGACAAGCTCTTCAGATGAAGCGATCAAGCTTTGAATCAGATCATCTTCATCAGAAGAGCTAACGCGAAGATAGGTTTTCACTTCATCCAGTGTGATTTCCATTGTAAATGCTCCTTAAAGTCCCTCTGCAAGACTCTTATGCAGATGCCTTGATGGAAAGTCCTCTTACCGCCTCCGGCAGGATCAGTCTTCCGTCCACACGCTCAGAAGCAAGGAATCCGATCTGGCCGTTTGCTGCATAGAGCTCAGACAGCCTCTTGAAGGAACGGCCCTGGCGCTCAGCAATCCAGTAATAGGAGAAATCGCCAAACAGGATCGGGACATTTCCTGCAGAAAGCTCTGGTGCGTAGATCGAAGTCTTGTACGGACGGTTTAAGATCATGTCCGGCTGACCAGCGGTAACAGCCGGCTGCCAGATGTAGTTTCCGTTGTTATCTTTGATCTTGCGAAGAGCCTTCACCGTGGAATCATTCAGAATCCAGGTCGCGCGGTTGCGGTAGACACTTCTTAAGGAATGGAACACATCCATGATGGCATCGAAGCTGATATTCGTGTTTGCAATCTCTGTGGTTGCATCTTTATTCGCTTTTACCTTGGTAAAGACGCCTTCCGGCTTCTTTTTGCCATCCCCAACAAGGAAGGCCTCTTCCTCAGCAGCGCCGATGCGGCGGGCAAACTCTGTAGAAATATAGCTTTCCAGATCAAACACCGAGTCGTTCATCAGCTCTTCAGAAACCTTGATGGCAGTTCCGAGCTTGTAGGCATCGAGCGTGATCTGATCGAATGTATCATCTGACTCCGGATAGAGACCGTTCTCATCCATCCAGGCTGCCGTTCCGTGTGATGCAACTACCGGAATGGTGTGGGTGCCGGACTGTGTCTGAATGACATGGGCCAGGGAGCGGAAGAAATTCTCATCATTTAATGCCTGCACGAGCTGCTTCTCGTATTCATCCGGGACAAGGTATCCGCCGTTGGCATCGGTTCCGATCTCAAGGACGTTTTTCACATCGTACCAGTTGCGCTTGCGGATCGAATCCCAGAACGCTGCCTTGTAGGCGTTGCTTGCAGTACCGGTCTTTTCATCGGGGTTGTCGCCAGCACCTGGCTTTCCGGTCAGTGGAGAAGAGGTCGGCTGTCTCATCATCTGTTCAATCTGCTCCTGTCTCTGCAGACGCTCAATGTCGTGTGTGAGATCGGTGACTTCCTTCTCCATCTTGTCATAGGTGGCTGCATCCTCTTCCGATACATTGCCTCCATTATCTGAGTGCGTATCCAGGAACTTCTTTGCGGCGTCCCATGCCTTCGCACGTCTTTCCATAAGATCCATAATCTTTGTCATGTTATTTATCCTCCTTAGTGTGAAAGAAGCGAAAGCCGCTTCTTAAGCTCGGTGACGGGCACCG